GGTTAAATGAAATCATATAAGCAGTTCTGTGAACAGGCATATAACTGCCAAGAATTTTTTGGATTTAATCCTCCACCACCAAAACCCACACCTGCTCCTAAGGAAGTTTTGGCATATAAAAATTACCAATCTGGAGTTTTAAATAAAGATACTGGAAAATTTACTCAAAGATCTTTTACCAAACCAGAGCAACAAAGATATGGTTGGAAACCAGTCCATGTAAGTTCTTATAGTAAAGCGGATACTCCTGGATCAAAAACTGCAAGTGGTGAAAAGTTCTCCGATACTGCTAGAGGGGTTGCAGTTCCTTATGCATCAAAAAAAGGTTCCAAGCCATCCGTTCCATTTGGAACTCAACTTCAAATGACCAAAGCACCAGGAACTAAAGCACCTGTTGCAACTACACATTCATTTGATACTGGAAACTTTGGCAAAGCAGGTAGTTATAATAAAAACGTAAGTTTTGATCTTGCAAGACAAACTGCTGCTGACGTTTCTGGTAAACCTGGAATTACTTCTAAAGAATTTGGCAAACAAAAAGTTTATGTTAGAAATGCCCCAGAACCAGTAATGGCAAAAACAACACCATCAAAATAAGAGGATTAAATTATGGCAACAGCATTTGATAATCAAATTCAAAATAGAAATTTCCTATCACCAGTTGGGTTTAAATTTACATTAGCAAAGACACCAAAAGTTGCGTTTTTTTGCAATTCAGCCAGAATTCCTGATATTAATTTAGGAGCAGCAACTCAACCATCATATCTGAAAGATATTGCAGTTCCTGGAGATAAAATTGAATTTGGAGATTTTAATTTAAGATTTCTCATTGATGAGAATATGGAAAATTATATGGCAATTCATAATTGGATTTATGGTCTTGGTTATCCAGATTCTACAACAGAATATAAATCTTTAATTACTAATACTGCTGGGCAAGAAGACCCAAAACAAGCATTCAGTGATGGATCTCTTCATATTTTGGATAGTAATTTTAATGATGTGGCAATTGTAAATTTTAAAGATTTATGGCCAATGACATTATCTTCAATGGAATTTGATTCTTCAATCCGCGATACAAACTACTTTACAGCAGACGTATCTTTCAAGTATACTGTATATAATATACTTTCACCTACTACAAATCAACCATTATGAATCTTGAACAAATTCAGGAAATGTGGCAGAAAGATTCTGTCATTGATCCTGATAATTTACACGATGAATCGCTCAAAATTCCTCAACTTCACTCCAAATATTATACCATATATAATACAATTACTCTTCTTCGGGAAAACTCAAGAGAATCTTATAATCGAGTTCGTTTAGAACGTTATAACTATTATACAGGAAAATCGGATCCTGAAGTTTATGAGAAGGAACCTTTTCCATATAAAGTCAGAGAAAAAGATGCCATTGATCGTTATATGTCTGCAGATGAAAGATTATCTAAGATTGATTTAAAAATTAAATATTACGATACCATATTAAAATTTTTAGAAGAAATAATTAAAACAATTTCAAATAGAACTTACCAAATCAAAAACGCAATTGAGTTTATGAAATTTACTGCTGGGTATTGAGGTTCTTAATATTATAAATATTTTGGGATGGAAATATGTTTATGGCATTCATATACAAAATAACTAACAATATAAATGGAAAATTTTATATTGGATTTACTAGTCAAAAAAATCCTAAATGGAGATTTAATCAACATTTATCAACTGCTAGATCTAAAAAGAAAAATAATCAACCGATTATTAGAGCAATAAGAAAATATGGTGAAATAAATTTTTCATTTGATATTTTATTGGAAGGAGATAAAGATTTTCTATTGAAAAAAGAAGAACCCAGATTAATAGAAGAACTAAAACCAGAATATAACGCAACTTTTGGTGGAGAAGGAGTATTGGGATATAAGCATACACAACAATCAAAGGATATATGCCGACTCTCAAGATTAGATAAAAAAGAATGTGAGTTTCATAAAGAATGGAGAACAAAAAAAATAAAAGATGGGTGGGATAATCAATCCAATGAAAAGAAAATAGAGATAGCATCAAATGCATTAAATTGTAATACACAAAGAATTGAAATAGAAGTTGAGGGTATAAAGTTTAAAAGTATTAATGAAGCAGCACGATGGGCAATAGATAAATACTCTATAGGAAGGAACACTGCGATAAGATATATTAAAGAATGTCGTTCATTTTCCAATAAAAAACAATTGAATTATAGTTATAATGGAACCTACAAAGCAACAAAGTATCTCTAACGGGCACATTATTATAGGAAAAAAGAACGAAGTTTATCTTTTTCTAACTTGCAGTGAAGAGCATATTAGATATGAATTAAAAGATGCTTTTAAATTTGAAGTTCCAAATGCTAAATTTATGCCACAATACCGTAGTAAGTATTGGAGTGGAGAAATTCACTTATTTGATATTAGAGATAATACGATATATGTTGGATTATTGGATAAGATTATAAAATTTTGTGAGAATCAAAAATATACTTACGAATTTACAAATAATAAGTTTTATGGTCTTCCTTTTGAAGTAAATGAACATATTTCAAAAGAAGGTGTAAAGGATTATATGACTTCAATTAGTCGTCATGCTCCAAGAGATTATCAAATAGAAGGAGTTTATGATGCCCTAAGACATAATCGAAAATTATTAATTTCACCAACTGCTTCTGGCAAATCTTTGATGATTTATTCGATTGTGAGATATTATGCAGAAAAAAATCAAAACATTCTTCTAATTGTTCCAACCACAAGTTTGGTTGAACAGATGTATAAAGATTTTGAAGATTATGGATGGGAAGCAAAATCATATTGTCACAAAATCTATGCAGGAAAGGAAAGAGAAACAAATGCTCAAGTCATTATAACAACTTGGCAGTCAATTTACAAGATGCCCAAGCAATACTTTGAAAGATTTAATGTCGTAATTGGTGATGAGGCACATCAATTTAAATCTAAATCATTAGTCTCAATCATGACTAAACTATATGATGCTAAGTATAGATTTGGATTCACTGGAACACTAGATGGAACTCAAACTCATAAATGGGTATTGGAAGGTTTATTTGGTGCATCATATAAAATTATCAAAACAGATGAATTGATGCAGAAGGGGCATTTAGCAAAATTAGACATTAAGATATTGTTATTAAAACATCCTTCTCATAAATTTGAAACTTTTGAGGATGAAGTTCAATATTTAATTAATCATGAGCAAAGAAATAAATTTATTAAAAATCTTACATTAGATCTAAAAGGTAATACTTTGGTTCTCTTTACCAGAGTTGATGCTCACGGTAAGCCTTTATATGATCTCATAAATAGTAGTAAGATTGATGATCGTCATGTGTTTTTTGTTCATGGTGGAGTGGAAACTGAAGAAAGAGAAAAGGTTCGTGAGATAACTGAAAAGGAAAATAATGCTATCATCGTTGCTTCTTACGGTACTTTTTCTACTGGTATTAACATCCGAAATTTACATAATGTTGTCTTTGCTTCCCCTAGTAAATCAAGAATCAGAAATCTTCAATCTATCGGAAGAGTTCTCCGAAAAGGAGAAAACAAAGTAAAAGCAACTTTATACGATATTGCCGATGATATTAGTTATAAGTCAAGAAAAAACTATACCCTTAATCATTTGATTGAAAGAATTAAAATATATAATGAAGAGAACTTTAATTACGATATCATAAATATCAATCTTAAAAGCTAATGGATGAAGAATTCTATTGTTCGCTAAAATTAGTATCAGGTGAAGAAATATTTTCTTTAATTTGTGTTGATGAAAATAATGGAGATCCAATTATAGTTTTACAAAATCCTGTGATTATGAAAGTTTTAAATAATCATATGGGAACTGCTATTAAAATAACTCCATGGATGCAAATACCTAATGATGATTTCTTTGTCATTAAGTTTGATAAAGTAATTACCATGACTGAAGTTACTGATAGTTCAGTCATTAACATCTATCAAAAATATCTTACTGATGATGATACTCCTATTCAAGATATGACTGGTAAAGTATCAATCTCAAATGATATGGGATATATTGCTTCAGTGGAAGATGCTCGTAAAAGACTTGAGAATGCCTTTAAAGGTATCAAAGAGTCCTAAGCTATCCCCTTCAACCCTAACAAAGGTATTCTACACACATTTGGATGTCTTGTCAAGCCCTTTACAGGTATGCTATAATAATCATAAGTTATTTAAATTAATAAAAAAATGTTATGGCTAAAAAGAAATCGGAGCACTATGTAAACAATAAGGAGCTGCTAGAAGCATTGATTGTTTACAGAGAGAAAGTTGCTCATGCAAAATTAAATGATCTTCCAAAACCAAGAATTACAAATTATCTTGGAGAGTGCTTTCTAAAGATTGCTACGCATTTGTCTTATAAGCCAAATTTTGTTAATTATATGTTCCGTGAAGATATGATCTCTGACGGTATTGAGAATTGTGTGCAGTATATTCATAATTTCAATCCAGAGAAATCTCAAAATCCTTTTGCATATTTTACTCAGATTATTCATTACGCCTTTCTGAGAAGAATTCAAAAAGAGAAGAAGCAGTTAGATATTAAAAGTAAAATCATTGAACGCACAGGTTATGATGAGGTTATGAGCGTGGATGATGGGTTGCTTTCTGGTAGTAGTTCGGATTATAATAGCATGAAGGACAACATCCAATACAAACT